TGCAACAAATAAGCAATGATAGTGGTAGATTTACCAGACTGGCGAGGAAGTTTACAGATAGTAAACCGATTATTATGAAATGTCCCTATCATTTCCTTCTGGAAATCATAGAGTTTAAATGGAACCAAACCTTCATCTAAAGAAATAATTCTAATATATGTCTGTATAAAATACAAAGGGTCTTTCATACACTTAGCATACTCAGCAACTTCTTCTTTAGTCCACTCTTGAGTTACATTGGCTTTCTTTAAATTAGGATTTCCTAGATATGTTTCCATTTTATCCCCCTATTAAAAAATTACATGCAATACTTATTCTTATCGCATCTTTAATTCCAGCACCAACGCCGTGTTCTAACCAACTTGGAAAGAGTATTGCCTCTCCCTCATTAAAAGGTCTTTTTCTAATCGTATTAGCATATGGTTGTTTTAAAAAATGATGAGATTTATCCATCTGCTCTAATAGTCTTGGGTCTTTAAGGTAAAGATTTGCATCCTCTGTTGGTGTAACATAATAAACGCAAGACCAACTAGCTTCCTCATGAATGTGGGGCATGGTGCATTCACCTTTTCGGCTTATGTTCGCCCAACTATTAATCATTTTAATAGAGGCATCATCAACATAAATCTGACTTAATATTTCATTTACGCCAATAATAAGAGATTTTCTCAAATAAGAAAATTCGGAATCGAGTAGGTCTTTATTGCTTTGCCATCCACCACCTTGTATTGGATCAAAACGAAAACCTAAACCTTGTTGTTCTCTCTCTATAACTCTATTTTTTATTTGTTCATTATCAATATCATTAACTGTAAAAGTGTAAGTGGTTGTTGGCCACATGTCTTTACTTTTTACATTATCAATTAGTTTCATCTCCAATATTATCCTTCAACATTTTTTGTAATTCTTTAGTGGAACCTACGAACAATGCGTTTGTAACATTTTTGGGTGCATTACTTGGCACCTCTTTTAATTTACGCATTTTCTCTTGCAAATCACCTAACTTCTCTGCTACTTCGGCAACACTTTTTATCAGTTGTCCAGCAACCTCATATGTTCTTGGATGCTCGCTTTCTTTTGCGAGTTCCAAAATTCCATCTATTGCTTGAGAACCTTTTTCAACTAGATTATAAAAGTTATCTCTTTGATACTTATAATCATCCTCTATATCATCCATCACAGTATCAGGAGAATAATGAGTAACATTTGGTGTTGTAGTTTGGGGAATAATTTTTTCTATAACACCAAATTCTTTGTCAAGTCGTAGTGTTGAATCTTTTGTTGTCATGATTTATTATCGTCTTCACCTGTTTCTAGATTATACCCTTGTGCATCTTGATAGAATGATGTAGTTTCATTAAATCCAAAATCATCATCAGCATCAGCAGTTGTGGGATTCGGAGTAACTTTATATCTCTGTTCACGTTTCGGAGATTGATCAGGCATATCTGTATACTGATCGACTTGAACTGTCTTAATAACCTTACTGGAAGTGATCGGGCCATAAAGATAAAACTTTGCAGTAAATGAAAGCGTGTATATCAAAGCTCTGCGACTAGAGAAATCTCCATCATAACTATCTTCATAAGAAATACTATTAAGAACGATAGGAATATCTCTTTTAATACCCATATCTGACATATCATTAATAGTAAGAGTATAGTCGGGCTGAAAATAAGGAAGAATCTGTTCTACTATTTGTAACGCATCATCAGATTGTTTTGCCATTATATACAATTCAAGTTCAAGATTGTAAGGAACAGGCATATACTGTGTATCTAATTGTTTTGTGTCTGCACCCTTAACTTTTTTAAACTTTTGCACACGACTTAATTTTCTCACAGCATCATAAGAAAGATTTTTAATTTCAAAACCAATACGAGGAAGAGTAATAGCTACCTGTTTAGTTAGGTCTACATCCTCATTCAGTCTTACTAAGAACTTCTCTCTAGGCCCATACGCAAGAGGAACCTTCATAGCTTGAATGGCTACTCCAGAATTATCTTTGCGAACAAGACTAATATCATTAAACATTGTCCCAAAAGAAACAATAACTTTTCTGATTGTTTCATGGTAGAACTGTTGTCCTAGCATAATATATTCTCCTTATTTCACTTATATTTATGCGATGGTAGCAATAGGTGATGCAAGACATTCTACTTGCCAAACACCATCTGTAGCATCATCTGTTAAACAAGTTATTCTTGCTCTTGAACCAATTACTGTACTATTTACAAATGTAAGTGCATCGCCTGCGTTATCAAATACTGCATTTGCAGCCGTACCACCAGCAAGACTTAATGAACCAACAAAGTTTCCACCAGAACCATGTATATTAACAATTGTAGTTTTATCACTGGCAACAGCAACCCTTACAATAAGGTCATAAAATATGCCTGGATTTGTTGTAGCTGCGTTAGGTAAATTAATTACGTTATTTTCTGTACCATCAATTAATATTGTTGCACCAGATTGTGCAGCAGTTAGTGAAGCAGTTACAGCTGAAGTAGTATTAAAAGTAGAAACTATTGTTTTTCTACCAGCAACTGAACCACCTGTAATTGCACCAGTTGTAGTAATTGTACCAGCACCAGTATCAATACTTGTAAATCCAGAAGTAATACTACCAGAGTCTAATGCACCTACTGACACTAGACCAGTTGCAATAGTTATTGAATTTTGTGTTGCAGTAGAAACTGTACCGGCCAAGTTACCAGTTACGTTACCTGTTAATGTACCAACAAATCCTGTAGCAGTTATTTTACCTGTACTTGGGTTGTATGTTAGTGTGCCGTCTGATTCAAGACCAATATTACCACCGTCAACATCACCACCAGCAGTAAAGATAATAGCGTTACTTTCATTTGTACTTTCGTTATCTGTTATTGTAACCGTAGTAGCAACTGTTGCCACATCGGCCGTACCTGTAACATCACCAGTTATATCACCAACAAATGCAGTTGATGTAATACTTGTTGCCCCAGTAACCACACCAGCGTCAATAATTATTGTAGCATCAAGAACAATCTGTTGACCTGCCAATGGTGTAATTAACAAGTCAGTACCAGCAGTTGAACTTAATGTATTGCCATTAAGATTTAGATTATCTATTTGAAGTGCAGTAAGTGTACCAACACTAGTAATATTTGTTTGAGCTGCTTGTGTAACTGTTAAAGCAGTACCAGAAGCGTTACCTGTCACATTACCTGTTAAGTTACCAACAAATGCTGTTGATGTAATACTTGTTCCACCAGTAACTACACCAGCATCAATAACAATAGCTCCATCAAGAACAATCTGTTGTCCAGAAAGTGGCGTAATTAACAAGTCAGTACCAGCAGTTGAACTTATCGTATTACCATTAATATTAAGATTGTCTACTTGTAATGCAGTAAGAGTTCCTACTGAAGTAATATTTGTTTGGGCTGCACCAGTAACAGTTGCAGCAGTTCCAGATGCGTTCCCAGTTAATGCACCAACAAATGTTGTTGACGTAATACTTGTTGCACCAGTAACCACACCAGCATCAATAACAATAGCTCCATCTAAAACAATTTGTTGTCCACTAAGTGGTGTGATTAATAAATCAGTACCAGCAGTTGAACTTATTGTATTAAGATTTATGTTAATATTATCTACTTGTAATGCTGTTAATGTTCCTACTGAAGTAATAGCAGTCTGAGCAGCACCAGTAACAGTTGCGGCTGTACCAGATGCGTTTCCAGTTACGTTACCAGTTAATGCACCAGCTAATAATGTTGCAGTTAGTAAACCAGTACTACTATTAAATGTTAAATTAGAACCACTCTTTGCACCCAAGTCTCCAGTTGCGCCAGTTGCAAATAATGGGAAACAAGTAGTATCACTCGATTCGTCTGCAACAGTAATCGCAGTACCAACAGATGCTAATGCAACTGCAATGTTTCCAGTACCATCAAAACTAGTTCCACCAATAGTTCTTGCAGTCGCAAGAGCTGTAGCAGTTGCAGAAAGTGCTACTGCGATATTTGCAGAACCATTAAAACTTGT